CGAAGTGGATCGTGATCTACTCGCATAACTACTTTAGGGGCTGGCCCAGCGCTGGCCCCTTAAACAACTTACCAAGGGTAATACAATGGCGTTAACATTTCTTACATTAACTAACAGCGTTATTACTAGGATGAACGAGGTAGTGTTAACTTCTTCTAGTTTTTCTAACGCCAGAGGTATACAGATACAGTGTAAGAACGCAGTTAATGAAGCTATACGGTATGTTAATCAAAGAGAGTTTGGTTATCCGTTTAATCACGCTACAGAAACAAAAACACTAACACCAGGTGTAGTAAGATACTCTGTGCCTACAAGCACAAAGTATATAGATTACAATACAGCTAGAATTAAGAAAAACTTAAATGTTAACGCTTCAGGTAATAACTTATCTAAATTAAATTACAACGAGTATATAACTAAAGAGTACGCCAATCAAGAAGATGAAATATCCTCTACTACACTAAACGGTTCACACTCATCTTCTGTAACCACTCTTACGCTTACGTCTACTACAGGTTTTGATAGCTCTGGCACAGTCTTTATTGGTGGAGAGCAAGTTACGTACACAGGTATATCAGGTAATGATATTACAGGTTGTACTCGTGGAGCAAATAGCACAACTGCAGAAACACACGCTAGTGGTGTAACTGTAACGCAGTTTGACAGAGGTGGAGTGCCTCAATACATTGTACGTACTTTAGACAACAACTATTTGTTATATCCTTTTCCAGATAAACAATACACACTTACATTTGATTACTTTACATTTCCATCAGATTTATCAGCGCACGATGACACAACAACCATACCTGACAGGTTTGCTCCTGTTGTAGTTGATGGTGCTACAGCTTATGTGTATCAGTATCGTGGTGAATTAAATCAGTATCAATTAAACTTCGAAAGATTTAATCAAGGTATAAAAAATATGCAAACACTTGTTATAAACAAGTATGATTACATAAGGTCAACTAAAATAGATATGCCTACAGACTACTCAAATCCTGTTCTTAGAGTATCATAACTATGCCAGATACTTCTCAAACATCTCCTGCAGCATTTAATTTAGAGGGTGGGTTAGTTTTAAATCGCTCTACTTTTATGATGCAGCCAGGCGAAGCATTACAGTTAGAAAACTTTGAGCCTGATATTCAAGGTGGGTATAGAAGAATTACAGGACATGTTAAGTTTGTAAATCAACAGATACCACAAACAAGTGCATCATCTGAAAAAGTTTTAATGGTAGCCACGTTTGCTAATAAAGTACTAGCTGCACGAGGAGAAAAGATATTTAGTGCAGCATCTACAGAGTTAGCATCAGCTATTACCTCAACTGCCACTATGACAGGTTCTGGTACAATTACAGTAGATTCGACTACAGGTTTTTCTAGTAGTGGCACACTGCAAATAAATGATGAGATATTTACTTACACTGGTGTTACATCCTCTACATTTACAGGTGTAACTCGTGCTACATCTAGCACCACTGCAGCAGCACATGCAGTAGATGATGTTGTATCAGAAAGTTGGACAGAGCGAGACACAGGACGTACCAGTGCAGGTAAGTATAACTTCGAAAGATTTAACTTTGATGGTAATGATAAGATAATATTAGTTGATGGTGATAATGCACCAGTTGTATTTAATACGTCACTAAGCGCAACAGATGTAAGCACTAGCGCCGTGGTTGGCTCTAAGTTTGTAGCTGCATTTAAAAATCACATGTTCTACGCTGGTAAATCTACTACACCCCAAGAGCTAGTTTTTAGTAAACCTTTTGACGAAGATGATTTTACGGCAAGTGATGGTGCAGGTAGTATTAAAGTAGACGATACGATTGTAGGATTAAAAGTATTTCGTGACAACTTGTTTATCTTTTGTGAAAATCGTATATTTAACCTTACAGGATCTTCACTAAGTGATTTTGCTATTGTGCCTGTTACAAGAGACATTGGTTGTATTAATGGTGATACTATCCAAGAATTTGCAGGTGACTTAATATTTCTTGGTCCTGATGGTTTACGTACTGTTGCTGCTACCGCAAGGATTGGTGACGTTGAACTTGGAACAATTACTAGAAACGTACAATCTTTATTTGATGAAAACATAATTGATGCAGAGCTTTTTGAAAGTGTAACTATACCAGACAAAACACAATACAGGATATTCTTTTCTAAGGATGGTCAATCTGACAGCTTGACAAAAGGTGTAATATGTGTTATGAAGGGAGATAGGTTTGAGTTTTCTGAAATAAAAGGTGTCAAGCCTTCTTGCACAGATACGTTTATCAAAGCAGGTGATGTGTTAGTTTTACATGGAGATTTTACAGGTTTTGTGCACAGACAGGAAAAAGGCAATACTTTTGATGGCACTACTATTTTTGGAAAATATAGAGGGCCAGATTTAGGTTTTGGTGATACAGGTATAAGAAAACATATGCACAGAGTTATTGTTAATTTTAAACCTGAGTCTGCTATAGCTGCAAACTTAATACTTAGATATGATAACGAATCACCTGACTCAGCAAGACCTGCAGTATATCCTTTACAATCAACAGATCTTGCTGCACAATATGGAACTGCAACATATGCAGTGTCAGGGGCATCATCAAACTCTGTGTACGGTGGTTCTTCACAAGCATTAGTTAGACAATCCGTAGAAGGATCAGGTTTTACGATTGCATTGAGGGTTAATGACAATGGTGTAACTGCACCTTACTCGCTGAAAGGTTTTCAGTTAGAGTATCAAGTAGGAGCTAGACGTTAATGGGTAGTACTTATACAAGACAGTCATCTTACACAGATGGTGATGTAATACAAGCAGCAGATACAAACAACGAGTTTGATCAGCTTTTAGCTGCGTTTGCATCTGAAACAGGGCATACGCATGATGGTACGGCTGCTGAAGGTGGGCCTATCACTAAGCTGTTAGGCAACACTCTCACGTTTGGTGCAGGTACAGCAGGTACAGACGTTACTATAACTTTTGATGGTGAGACTAATGATGGTGAACTGAAGTGGATGGAAGACGAGGACTACTTTGAGTTCTCTGATGATATACTTATAGCCTCTACAGAAAAACTACAGTTTCGTGATACAGCTATTTATATTAACTCAAGTACAGATGGACAACTTGATCTTGTTGCAGATACAGAAATACAAATAGCAGCTACAACCATTGATATTAACGGTGCAGTAGATATCTCTGGTAATCTTTCGGTTGGTGGTAACTTAGACGTTACAGGTACATTTGATCTTAGTGATTCTAATTTTACAAATGCAGGTAACATACAGCTTGATAGTATATCAGGTGATGCAGATACAAACACAAGCATTACGTTTAGTGGCTCTGACGTAATTACTGTAGCCACAGGTGGTACTACATCTTTTACAGTAGATGCAAGTCAAAACATCTTGATGAACGCTGCACAGAAAGTCCAGTTCCGTGATACTGCCCTAGCAATTAACTCTAGCACTGATGGTCAGCTAGACATTGATGCAGATACAGAGTTAGAGATAACTGCACCTACTGTAGACATAAACGCATCTACTGCAGTTCTAGTAAGTAATGACTTAAAATTAGACAGTGACTCTGCCGTATTAGGCTTTGGTGCAGACAACGACACTACACTTACACACACAGATGGCACAGGTCTTACATTAAATAGTACAAACAAGCTGACCTTTGGTGATGCTGCTTCATTTGTACAGCAGTCATCTGATGGTGTGCTACGTATAGACGGTGAGGCTACAGTTGACATTAACGCTTCTACTGCAGTCACAGTTAGCAATGATTTAAAACTTGACAGTGATGCTGCTGTGCTAGGCTTTGGTGCTGATAATGATGTTACACTTACACACGTAGCTGATACAGGATTACTTCTTAACAGCACTAGTGTTATTCAGTTTAACGATGCAAGTCAAAAGATAGGTGCTCCTAATGCAACTACACTTGACATTGATGCAACAGATGAAATAGAACTTAATGCTACGCTTGTAGATGTTAACGCTAACCTAGACGTAAGCGGTACATATACAGGTGCTGGTCTTATGACTACAGGTGGTAACATAGTCATACCTGATGCAGGTAATATAGGTTCTGCTAGTGATACTAATGCTATAGCTATAGGTTCTGACGGTGATGTTACACTTACCCAAGACTTAGAGCTACAGCATGACGGTGCTACAATAGCTTTTGGTGCAAACGATGAGATTACAATTACTCATGTGCACGATACAGGTTTAACAATTACTAATACAAATACTGGTGATAACAAACCTACAGTATTACAACTTAAATCTGAAGAAAATGAAATAACTGCAAATGAAGTCATTGGCTCTATTGAGTTTGCTGCAGGGGATGACAGTGGAACAGATGCCGCTACTGTGGCTGCAGGTATCCATGCCATAGCAGAGGCAGAGTTTACCTCTGGTGTTAACACTACTAAATTAGTTTTTACTACTGGTGCATCTGAAACTGCTGCTGCTAGTGCTACTGCTAAGATGACACTAAGCTCTGCAGGTTTGCTTACTATTGCAGATGATCTAGTAATTAAAGATGGTGGTACTATTGGTGTTACTTCAGATGTAGATGCTATTACTATTGCGTCTGATGGGCAGGTAACTTTTAGTCAAGCTATATCTGGCACATCTGCTGATTTTGATGGTGGTGTAACTATTGATAACATCACTATAGATGGCACAGAGATAGACTTGTCCAGTGGTAATCTCACAATTGATGTAGCTGGTAACATTATCCTTGATGCTGATGGTGGGGAAGTTCAACTCAAAGATGGTGGTACAGAGTTTGGGCAATTTGCAAAGTCAGGTAATGATTTTAGAATTAATCAAGCTATACAAGACGGAGATATAGTATTCAGGGGTAATGATGGTGGAGGTGTTATAACTGCCTTTACACTTGATATGAGTGAAGCTGGTGCTGCTACGTTTAATAGCTCAATAACGTCTGGTGGAAATATAACTTATAGTGGTGATTTAATTTCTTCAACATCTGGTACATCTAACTTTCGTGCAGGTGTAAACGCAGGTAACAGCATACAATCTGGTGGTAATCAAAATACGGTTATAGGTGATGAAGCTGGTACTTCTATTACTACTGGTGACGAGAATGTATTTGTTGGCTTTCAGTCTGGTGACGCATTAGTAGATGGTACTTTTAATGTGGCTGTTGGCGTCAATTCATTAACCACGGACACAAAAGGTAAAAAAAGTGTTGCCATTGGTACTAATGCTTTAGCAACACAAAATTTTACAACTCTTACAGATACTTTTAACACCGCAGTCGGTCATAGTGCAGGTACACTAGTCACAACAGGCAAAAACAATACCCTAATAGGCGGTCTAGCAGGTGATGCCCTCACAACAGGAACTGAGTCTGTTGCGCTTGGCTCTAATGCGTTAAGTGCAGCAGTAGGAAGCGATAAAAACACAGCGTTGGGAGCTTACGCCCTTAGAAACGATACAGAAGGCGAAAGCAGTGTAGCAGTAGGTCATCAAGCTTTGAATGCTCAAAACTTTACTACAGCTACTTCTGCATTCAACGTAGCGGTAGGGGCCAACGCTGGAGTTTCAGTCACAACAGGTACACTCAACACCATTATTGGTGGATTAGCTGGCGATGCCATGACAGTAGGTAATGAAAATACTGTTGTTGGATATAATGCTTTATCTTCAGAAACCAAAGGTGATAGAAACGTAGCTGTAGGTAATGGAGCATTGTTTGCTCAAAACAATACTACTAATGCAGATATTTATAATACTGCTGTAGGCTATGATGCAGGACTATCAGTTACAACAGGTACACAAAATACCATTGTAGGGGCTTTAGCAGGAGATGCTCTAACTGATGCAGATAAGAATGTTGCATTGGGTAGAAGTG